AGGGCGACGAGATTTTTCAGATGCTCAAGACTAAGGGCACCGATATTTTCGTTGTCGTCCGCGTCTCCGCCAAGCCCTACGATGCGCCGTTTGAGGCCGAAGACGAGATTAGCGTGTACCAGGCCATCACCGACACCCCCCGTTATCCCGAGGGTGAGAACGGTAGTGAGGGGTACATCCGCGCCGAAGTCGATTTAGCTGTGAACAACGGCTGGCCGTTCATCGCGGCTAAGGCGGCCTAATAGTCCTGCCACCCCTGCGGTGGCTCCCCCGCGCACCACCATAGGCGGTGAGCGCGGCTCATACCCCTCAGCCGGGCCGGGTTTAGTGTGTGCCCCGGCCCGGCTAAGGGCACTAAATTAATCACACGCGAAACACACACGATAGGAAAAGAATTATGGCTACCAAGAAGAAGACCCCCGCAACCACCGCACCGGCCCCCGCTGGGTTCAACCTCACCGACTGGATTACCGGCGGCACTGAGCACCGTCTCACCCGCACCGCCCTGCTGGCGCTGGACGCTAACGCTGCTGAGCGCATCGCCGAGCTAGAGGCCACTATTAAGCGGCTGTCCGGGCCGGAGGGTGCGGCCCCGGCCGGTACCGAGGCGCTGGGTGAGGTGAGCAACGCGGACAAGCTCACCGAGGCGCAGGACGAGCTAGAGCACTTGCTAGGCACCGTGCAGACCGCCGAGGTTGTAGTTTTCGGCCTGGTAGATACGGAGAGTGAGCGTATCCGTGAAGAGTACAAAGCCAACGGCGGCACCGACGAGGGCATTAAGAATGATGATGTGCGGCTCTGGTACCGCATCCTAGCGGAGGCGGCGACCCTGGAAGGGCACCGGCTCACCCCCACCGAATGGGAGGGCGTGCACGAGACTATCGGCGGGCAGTTCGTGCGGGTAATCGGAGCCTATGTTGAGGCCGCTAACGCCGCCGTGGGCTTCGAGGTGTCGCCCCGGTTTCGTAGCTGACTGCCTGGTTTGTGAGGAACACGCGGGTGGCCTGCTGGCGTTGCAGGCCGCCCGTGATTGGGGTGTTGCCCCGCATATCCTGCTTGGTGGTACGGGGCCGTGGACTGACGCCGACCGTATCGCGGTGATGGGGTTAGCGCTTTATGAGCGTGAGCTGTGTAAGGAGTGCGGGCGGCACACCAGTATTTGCCGTAACCCCAAGTTTTCCGGCTGGTTCGAGGTGGAGCAGGAGACTTGCTTTGCGAAGGCGGCGGTTGATCGTGTGACTGGTGGGAAGAATTTCCGGCCGGAGCCGGGGCGGGTAATGTACCCGGTTTTGGAGGATTTGCGGGATGATCCCGCTTTTGTACCTGATGATGTTTAGATGATTTGGAGATGTGTTTATGGCTGCTGAGCAGAAGGTTACGGTACGCCTACGCGCCGATGTGAAGCAATTCACTGAGGGTATGCGGCAGGCCGGTAAGATAGCGAAAGACGCCGCCAAGCACACCGAAAAATCATTCAGAAGCACCGAAAAATCCACGCGCCAGGCAGGGGCCGCCGCCGCTAAATCCATGCGCGGCATCGGCACAGAGGCACGCAAGACCGCCACCACCTCAGAAAAAGCGTTGCGCGGCATCGGCACCACCTCCCGCCGCTCAGCATCAGAGGCCGCTAACGCCATGAAACGCATGGGCGACATAGCGAAAGGGGCGGGGGCGCAGGCGCAGCGGGCCGCGAACGTGCGCGGCGGCACCGGTGACCTCGGCGCACCCTGGCGGCGTCTAGCCGCAGACCAGCGGGCCGCCGTAGCATCATCCCGCGCAGCCTCAGCAGAGGTGCAGGCCGCAGTGGTAGCGGCAGGGCACGCCCGCGCCGGGGGCGGCGCATTCACCGCCGTATCAGCAGGTGCAGCTGCGGCTTCACGTGACGCCTCTAAATCGCTGTCCGGTATCGGATTAGCAGCGGCAGCGGCCGGTAAGCATGCTGGTGACGGGATGCAGCAGGGTATGCGCACCGTCACCCGCTCAGCCCGTGACGCCGCCACGCAGACAGTGCGCGCACACGAAGCCGCCGCCGTAGCAGCCGTAGCAGCCTCGCGCCGCGCCGCGCAGCAGACAAGCGGACTCACCGGGCAGCAGTCAGTAAAATCAGCACGCACCGCAGCCGCAGAATCGCAGGCCGCGATACGATCCACAGCGGCGGTAGCGGCAGCAGCGGCGCTCACTAGCGCCACTAGCATACGGGCCGCACAGCAAGGTACGGTGCGGGCTATCGCCGAAACGTCACGGGCGGGGCAGGCGGCTAACGCTGCCTTGTTCGCTAACCGTGCGGCGCAGGCCCGACAGTCCGGGGCGCAGGTAGTGCAGGCGTACAGGGACACAGCGGCACAATCCTATGGTGTTTTCTCCGGTATGACGCGGGCGGAGAAAGCGGCGCGGCGGGAGGCTGCCAGGGCCGCTATTGATTATGCGGGCGGTATCACTACCGCTATGGAGCGGGCCTCTCTCAACTCGCAGAACGCCTACAGCGGCCTTGCCTCGTCCGTCGGCGCGTCTTTCAAATCGGCGGCTGTGAGCGCCCGCGACCACATCCTGAGCATCGGCCCCGTAAACAAGCTCGTCTACTCCGAGATGGCGGTGAACGCCCGGGCCGGGGCCGCGGCAACCGCATCATCGGTGCAAACCTACGCCACCGCCGCACGGAACACGTATGCGCAGATGCGGGAAAACAGCCGCCAGGCAACAGACTCTTCGCAGTCACTCACCCGCTCTATCCTGGGAAACCGTGACGCAATGGACAAGCTGGCGTCGGGTAGCGCTATCGCCGGGGCGGGCCTACTAGCCGCGTTCGCTTTCCCCGTGAAGGCGTTCGCAGATTTTGATGCGGCAATGTCCGGTGTGCAGGCCGCAACACATGAGACAGCCTCGAACATGAATCTGCTGCGTGAGGCCGCGATCAAGGCCGGTGCGGACACAAAATATTCTGGCACTGAGGCCGCTAACGGTATCACGGAGCTTGCTAAGGCCGGTGTGGAAACATCGGATATTCTGAACGGCGGCTTGGATGGTGCCCTGTCTCTGGCGGCGGCCGGTGAGCTTCGTGTCGGTGACGCAGCCGAGCTTGCGGCTACCGCACTGACTCAGTTCAAGCTCAAGGGTAGCGATCTGGGCCACGTAGCGGATTTGTTGGCTGCTGGTGCAGGTAAGGCGCAGGGTAGTGTCGGTGACCTTGGTTACGCTCTCAAGCAGTCCGGCTTGGTTGCCGCGCAGACCGGGTTCAGTATCGAAGAGACTGTTGGTGCCCTATCCGCGTTCGCATCGGCGGGCCTTATCGGCTCCGATGCGGGCACCTCGTTCAAGGTCATGCTGCAGAAGCTACAGAATCCGTCCAAGGAGACGGCGGAGACAATGAGCGAAATGGGCTTGTCTCTGTACGATAATCAGGGCAAGGTCAAGAAGCTGGCGGTGTTCGCGGGCGAACTGAAAGCCGCGTTGAAAGGCATGACGGCCGAGCAGCGTGACGCTACGCTGGCGCAGATTTTCGGTTCTGACGCTGTGCGTGCCGCCGCCGTGCTCTACGAGCAGGGGCAGGACGGCATCCAGGGGTGGATTGATAAGGTCAATGATTCTGGTTACGCGGCTGAGACTGCGGCTATCGCACAGAACAACCTTAAGGGAGACCTTGAGAAGCTGGGCGGGTCTATCGAGACGCTGTTCATCAAGTCCGGTTCTGGTGTGGCTGACGCGCTACGCCCGGCCGTGCAATGGCTGGATAAGCTTGTTGATGGTCTTTCGCGCGTCGATTCGGGTACGCTCACCACGGTTCTCACCATTGGGGGTATCACTGGTGCGCTGCTGCTGGCTGTTGCTGGCGCCGCGAAGTTCGTTACTATGGTGCACGCTACACGCACGGCGCTAATAGAGCTAGGGTTAGCCGGGCGCAGCGCCTCAGCCGGTGTAGCCGCATCCAACGCCCAGATGGAAGCGGGGGCCGCTACCGGCGGTAAATTCTCCGGTGTGATAGGGAAACTCACCCGGGGCTTCGGCTACCTGGCGCTAGCAGTAGCCGGGGCAGAGACAATAGCCCTGCCGTTCAAGAACCTCAACGCGCAGACACCGGGCGTGGAGAAAATGACTAACGCCCTCTCCGAGAGCGGCGGTGAGATGAACCGCATCAACGACATTTTCAAAAACGCGGAGTTCACCAACGGGCGCGGCCGGTGGGCCATGCACGGCACCGAAGAGGGCATCAACGGCATCAACGACGCCTTGAAACGCCTCAGCAACCAAACCGCGTTCGACGGGTTTAACGGCATGGTGAACAACATCGTCGGCTCCAAAGGCTCGTTCGATCTGCTCAAGGATAGCGTGCTGCAGGTGGACGAGGCGTTGGCGAAGATGTACGGTGAGAATCCGCAGCGCGCCACCGCACTCTTCAAGCAGATAGCGGACGAGGCGGAGCATTCGGGTGTGAGCGTCAGCAAGATAACCGAGCTGTTCCCGAAGCTTGGGCAGGCCGTCACCGACTATGCCAACAAGCTAGGGGTAGCGCTCACCGATGAAGAGAAATTCCAGGCGATGAAGGGTGAGCTACCTGAGAAGCTGAAAAAGGCCGGGGCATCCCAGGAAGAGCTGAACAAGAAAATCAAGGAGGGCACGGCCGCCACCAGTGAAGCCACGGACGCTATCGGTGAGAACACCAAGAAGCTGGACGAGAACGGCGAAGTGGTAGAAAAGGTTGAATCCCTTCTGTCTGATTTCGCTAAGGCTTTCGATTACCTGGGCAAGGGCTTCCGATCCTACAACGACTCTATGGGTTCATACTATGAGTCGCTTGAGAAGCTGGCGGAGGCGTTCAAGAAAGGCAAGACCGCTTCCTATGAAATGGGGTTCGGGTTTGACAACGCTTCTAAGAGCGGCCGTGAGCTAAACAAGCTTTTCGGGTCTGTCGCTAACGAAACGAACAAGGTTGCTGTTGCCGCCTCTAACGCCGGTAAATCGCAGGAAGAGATTCGTGCGATTTATGAGCGCGGGTACCAGACGATCCGGCGGTATGGTTACCAGGCGGGGTTGTCGTCTGAGCAGGTTGAGGACTTGGCGCGTGCCGCGTTCGGCCTGCAAGACAAGAACATTAGCATCAGTACGTTCATGGATGATAACGCCCGGGCGGTTGCGAACCGCACCGCTAAAGAGGTGAACGGCATCCCTAACCAGGTGCACGTCGCGGGCGGCACTATCGGGTTCGACCAGGCTACGGGCAAGGCAACGCAGCTGCGTGACGCCCTGGGTAATATTCCGGGGCAGAAGAATGTGAACGTGCAGGCGCAGGGTATCGAGGAGACTAAGAGCGGGTTCAGTGAGGTTGCTAAGTGGCTTGAATCTATGCCCGGTAACAAAGAGATTGAGATTGATGCGACGGGTACGTTCGATGCGTCCTCAGCTATCCAGGGCGTGAGTGACACGGTGAACGCTGTACCCGGATCGCACAACACCGATATTACGGCTACTACGGGCAATTTTGATTCTGCCGCAGCACTAACAGCTGATTCTGTGCGGAACCTCCCGAAGTCGCATAACACCGACATGCGCGGCGACGCATCGAATGTGAACCGTGCCGCGTCGCAAGCCTCGGACTCGGTAGGTAAGGTTCCCGATAGGCACAACACTGAGCTGAACGTCGTCGGCCTCGGCGGGTTCGTAGGTAGCGTCCGCCGCGCTATCGACTGGGTATTTTCAATCCCTACCGTCCGCGAAACAACGCTACGGATCAGGAATATCACGGAGAATATCACCCACAAGATCGAGACCTACCGTAAGAAGGTCTTCGGGTTCTCTGGTGGCGGGCATGTGGGTAATACGATGCGCGGCTTTGCCTCCGGCGGGCTGATTAGCGGCCGCCCCCCTGCGGCCCCGCATGTCGATAACCGGCGGGCGGTGGTTGAGGATACGGGCGAGCCTATCCGTGTGCGCTCCGGTGAGTTCATTATGAACGAGCGGGCTACGCGGCGTAACCGGCCGCTGCTTGAGTTCTTGAACGCCGGGGGTAACCCGCGTTCGGTGCGCGGCTTCGCCTTTGGTGGTTCGCCCGCACCGGTGGGGTTCGCGCCCGCACCCGACGCTAACCTTCGGATTGGGGAGCAGATAGCGGCGGCGTTGAGTGAGTGGAAGCCGGTAGTGGAAATATCGGGCACGAAGTTCTACGGCGTTATGGCTGAGTCGAGGGTCCGCGCACGCCGGTAAAGATAAGAGGAAAAAGAACAGGAAGGAGGGGCGGCGCATGTCTAGGATGTGGATAGGGCGGCCCGCAACAATGGTGCCCGTGAAGGGGTACTCAGAGGTGACAACCACCCGAACACTGGTGAACCGGATCGACACAGACCCGCTCACGGGTGTGCGCCGAACCTCCTTCTACGGGCCTCCCCGCAGTATGCGTGAGATGCGCTGCACCTGGCGGGCTGAGGGTGAACAGCTCGGGATGATTGAAGGGCTGCTGAACCTGTCAATGCTCGGCGGCTCGCTAGTCGGCCCTGCCACCCCGCTCACGGTCATACCCGCCGGAGCTGAACATATCAACGTCATGCCCCCCCGCACCTCACTACTGCTGGATACTTACGGTGCCGTTTACTCCCCCATGATGGTTGATTCGGGCGGGCACGGCATCATATGGCCCGGCGGCACATCGGTGACAACCCCCACCTTTGTTAGGCAAGACATTCCGTTTCCGTGGGGCGGTGAGGTGGTGAACATCTCATGCGTGCTAGAGGATGACTCATACCTGCGTATCTGGTGGGGCGGCGGCCGGGCAGGCCAATTCGGTGTAACCACCGTGGAAGGGCCGGGCAAGGGCGCGGGCGTGCACCGACGGGAAGCCTTCGTGCTCGTCCCCAAAGCCTGCACCCTCTACGGCGTACAGTTGAGCGGGACCGGCACCTGCGCATCAATGGTGCTAGGGCGCGAAAAGAAGCCCTGGACGGTAGGCGAAACGCTAATGGGCGGCATCGTGGATGATTACGAGGTGAAGCCGCTCTACAGGGGCGGCAGCAAGAACATTTCAGAGATCACGTGCACGATCAAGGAGACAGGGAGCGGTAGCTAATGGGTGCTGAGAATCCGGGGCCTACCCAGATTTGGGGTATGCAGGCTAGCAAGTCGTATGTGCGGGAAAAGGGTGTGCGTATAATTTACGCCCGCATCTATGTTGGCGGCTCCGATGAAGGCATGCACCAGGTGGAAATTTCTTCCGCAATGTCGGGTGACCTGCCCGGCCGCCTGGCTATCACCTCCGGTTTCAACCAGTCCACGGGAACTATCACGTGGCAGATGACCGATGCGACACCGAACCTGTGGACTGGGTTCTCTGGTGGGCTGCGTGTCCCGAAAATCGGTGAGCGCATCGAAATTGACATGTCCCTATCCCCGTCGGATATACCAGGCCCTAATAAGTGGGTGAGGGTTTTCACGGGCCGCGTGGATTTCAATGAGGTTCAGGACGGTAACCAGCTAGTCACCCATATTGTGGATGACTGGGATAAGTTCGGTAAGGGTGTGGATGTTCTGCCGCTGCTGCGGCACATGCCCGGCCGTAAGAACAGTGATTTTAAACAGTTCACCCCTGGATGCTCTATCAACTGGGTTGTGTGGGATGTGCTGGATCAATGCGGTTATGCGGTGTCCCCAGCGTCTAAAGTTCCTCTCGGGCATGATAAGCGTGTGGTGATGCACGCACCCCTGCAGGGCACTATGTGGACTGCCCACGAGAGGGGTAAGGGCGCGTGCGTGAAGGCAGGGCCGAGTGAAGAGACGTATGACATTATCCCCACGTTCGTTTACCACGATAGCGGCGAATGCTACCTGTTCAAAGGGTGGGGGATCTATGAGAACTGGGCTGAGAACCGGAACCTGCGGAACACACAGCCGGTCATGGTTAGGTTCCGTGTGGGTGCCGGGCACACCGGCAAATTCACGCTCAAGCTGACGGTAGGCGGTAAGAAGGTCGCTATCACCCTTGAGGGGAATAAGCGGTTGTCTGTGCACCCCGGGCAGAATCCGCGGTATGGGGATTTTCTGGTGCCGAAAGATGGTGTCGTGGAGTTCCTAATGCATGTGAACGGGCGTTGGGAGACGCGGCTAGGGGTTGAGGGTACGCCCGGCCCTAGTGGCGTGCATGAAAGGTGGTGGGGGCCGAATAGTGAGGTTGGTAACTGTGAGATTATTGCCGAGCTAGGGTGTGAAATATCCGATGTGCTGGTGGCTATGGAGCCGCTGCCGCTATCGGGTAGGAAGCAGGCGCATGTGCGCATCCCCGACTACCTGAATAACCCTTACTGGACGCCTTCGGTGCGGAGCCGCAAAGCCTCGGAGTTCCTTGAAGAGCTGGGTGAGCTGATTCACTGTGCGATGTGGCTTGACTCTACGGGTGATTTCCATTTCAAGCACGGCACGATGCTGCGTGAAGCCACTGAGAAGGGCGTTATCTCCGCCGATGATGTGGTGGACTACACGCTGCGGCAGGATATTCTACGCTCCGGGTCTGCGGTGCGGGTGAAAAGCAAAATCACATGGATTTCTAACATGGGTAGCATTGGTAGGATTCACCGCGCCACACTCTGGCAGGGCACCGGGCAGTCCATCCTGGGTAATGAGGTTGTTGAAGAGTTTATCGGCCCGGACGAGAATGAAGACTGGTTCGAGCTTGACGACGACATTATGTGGAACCTGCATAATTTCTTCAACACACCCATTTCCCAGCACGGGAACGGGTGGAAGCGTGAGATAGAGAAAATCTATTACGGCTCCTGCTATTTCGCTATCGGGCAGAACGGGTACACGGGTTATGTTGCCGCCCCGAGGATTGAGCGGCTCGCCTGGTGGCGGTGGAAGCTCACGATTGACAACAAGGCAGTGTTCGGGAACGGCGGAGAATCCTCCCGATCCACGATGCAGTTCCCAGTGAATAACCGCACCATGCCAGGCACCTATGAAGACATGTGGGGCGAAAAAATGCCGATCATACGCGGGGGCGCTAAAGCAAAAGCTAAAGATGACGGCGACGCCGTTGTTCTCGGGCCGCTGCGTGAGGCACCGGAGCTTGAGATAGACGCCGGTATTTGGGCAGGCAGCCGCGAACGTGCACTTGAACTTGCTAAGGATGTTGCCGCGTGGCTATCCGATTCTAAGGCCGTGTATTCGGACTCTATCAACGTGAATTTTGACCCGGGCTACCGTGTAGGCGATGTCTACCGGTGGGAGGTACCGGGCATTAGCACCCGCGTTTATTGTCTCGTCCTGGGTGTGGAGCACCGCCCGGCGGAGGATCGCACCGAGCTTACGGTGCGCACTTACATGCAGCTAGAGTAGGAGAATTTGTATGGCTGAGTACTGTACGGTGACAGCTAACTTTTTGACAACGCAGGAGCGGGGTGGTGCCCCGGTTCCTGTGTCTGGGCGTGTGGAGTTCACGCCGACCGCGCACGCTTTTAGTGGTGACGCTGTGTTTACGCAGGCGGCCCGCACCGGGTACGTGGTGGGCGGTGTTTTGTATGATTCGCCTGACGCAACTACCGCTGGTGTGCGGCTTGTCGCCCCGTCTCCTGGTGTGTCGCCGGAGCGGTTCGGGTACAAGGTTACTACGCATTTGCGTGATGGTGAGGGCCGCCCGGCCCCGTACCCGTGCGGTTTTATTCACCCTACGGCTGGGGGGGTGCTGAATCTTGCTGAGCAGGCTCCGGTACCTGATCCGGGTTCGCCGTCTGGGTGGTCTGCGCGTGGGCCGCGTGGTGAGGTGGGGCCGCCGGGTGTGCAGGGTGAGCGTGGCTTGCCTGGGCCGCAGGGAGAGCCGGGGCCTCCCGGCCCGCCTGGTGCGCCGGGGCAGCCGGGCCGTGATGGTGGGGCGTTTGATGATTCAAAGATTCTGCGCCGCCTTGAGGCTCTTGAGACCGCGCCGAAGCAGGCGGCACCCGCTCAATCGGGTTACAGTGTGAGCGTGATTGACGCCCCCTATGGTGCAGACCCTACGGGTAAGGCTGATGCTACGGCGGCGATCCAGGCGGCTATTGATGCTGTGTATGCTGCTGGTGGTGGGGCTGTACGCATCCCAGCCGGTAAATATGTCGTCAGCTTCCCGTTCATCAAGCTCAAGGGGTTTGTGCAGGTTATCGGTGATGGTGACGGCACCCAAATCCTAGCGTCGGACGGCACGCCTATCACGGAGAAGACCGGGGTTTTCCATACTGGTACTTGGAATGAGCGTGCTCTAGACCCAGACCTTATTCATTTCGGTGTGTCTAGTGTCTGGATTCGTGCTCACCGGACGGGCCGTAACCACCAGCCCGCCATCGCAAACCTGTGCGGCGTGCTACTGAACACCGACCTTGGGGATTCCCCTGCGGAGCCGGACGCCGCACCGACCATGAATAACGTGAAGGTCTGGGACATGGAGACAGGGGCCGCGATCCTTGGCCGCGACGACCAGGCGATGGACGTATGGAACCTCAAAATTAGGAACACGCTGCAGGCCGGGCTTGTCGTCGGTAAACCTGACGGGCACCCGGAGCTGGTGACGAAGGTTGCGGGCGGGAACGGCGGAGCCGATAACCAGTTCTTTGGGCTAAATGTCGGCGGCGCGAACCAGTCACAGGCAGGTTACGCCGGTGTTGAGGTGTATACGTCCCAGTGCACGTTTGTTCATTGCCGCGTCTGGTTTACGCACCGCGCCGCTTCGTGGCAGCAGATATACGCTCTTCCTGTGGCTTCGGCTGATGCTGCGGATATTACTGCTGGCGCGCCGCAGGGTGAGAACCGGGCCGCTCAGAAAGACGGCTCGGGCTGGTTCATTAAGGGCACTAAGTGTATTTTCACGGGCTGTTTGGCGCAGGAGAACGGTGGGCACGGGTTCCTTGTTTATTGGGGGCAGAATCAGCTCACGAATTGCCGCGCCGAATCTTCCTCTTACCGTGACACGGTTCACGGGTCTGCCCGTGAGGGTGAAGCCGCCGATTTCTATGTGGCGAACGGCGGGGCGGACGGCACTATTATTACCGGCTGTATTTCGCAGAAGGTTGGGGGGCGCGGTACCGGCGCCCGCTGGGCTTTCTATGTTGAAACCTGGTTTAGGGGCCTCACGATTACCGGGTGTGCAGCTAAGGATGTTGCAGGCCCGGCCGGGTCTGAGACTGGGCCGGTGCGGTGGCGATCCCCGCAGGGCGATAACGTCTATATCCAGGTGGATACGGTGTTTTTCACTACCCGTAAGGCTGGCGCTGGGTTGCAGGGGCCGAAAGGCGACCCTGGGCCGAAGGGCGCGGACGGGGTAGGGGTGCCGCAGAAGCTTTCTATCGCCGGGAGTGAGCTTACGCTCTCACCTGATGGGGGTACGGTAACCTTGCCATCTACTGATTTATCGTCACTGATTTCTCGTATCGCCGCGCTTGAGGCCCGCCCTGTTGGAGGGGGCGCGAGCGAGCGAAAGCCGGTGCGTATCTACCTTCTAGAATGGAAGCGTAGTAGCGGGGCCGTAGTCAAGAAGGACGGCGGCGACGCGGCGGAACGTCATTTTATGACCTTTGATCCGAACACGGGGCTTGGGATTACGCACCTGGATTTCACGGTACCTCAGGGCAAAGTAGTTTCAGGGCCTATGTTTGAGATTCCTACGCCGGGGCCTAGGCCGGTATCGCTCGTGGAGGTTCAATCGTCTACCCCCGGCGGGGGCGGTGTTTGGATTGAGGCTAATGGGCGCAATTTTGAGACTGACGGGATACGCGCACCTGGCCGCTACATTTTGAATATCGTCGGATTTTTTGAGGAGAAATAATGAGTAAATATGAGGGGCCTTTCTGGCTCGTGGAAGCTAAGCCAGGTAATACGGCTCCGCCCGTGTCTGATACTGCTGCTGATCGCGGTTACCACGTCGTGCATAGTGATGTGGAGCCTGAGCCTGCCAAGGATGGGCAGCAGTGATCCCAGGGACAGCGTATGAGGGGTGATGATGGGCACTAACATTCCACCCGATTTCTGGGTTGCGCTCATGGACGTTCTCAAGGCGGCTGCCACTCTTTCGGCGGCCGCTTTCGTGTCATGGGCTGCCGTGAAGCTGAAAGATGTGCGGGCGGGCCTGCACAGGGTTGAGCACCAGGTGAAGAACCACCACCAAACGAACCTTCGTGACGACATAGACCGGAACCAGGCGGCGACCGCTAAGGGCATTGCCGATGTTATCACGCAGCTTGCGGAGATTCGCAAGGAGCAGGAGAAGACGGCGGCCATGTTGAACCTTGGCCTGTCTGAACATGCCGATATGCGCAAGGACATTGGAGGTATCCGGGGTGATATACGGCATGCGCGTGATTTGGCTGACGCTGTGGATGCTCGGGTGCGGTCTTTGGAGGCGCGCCAGGGTTAGGGCTGGTATGCGGTTTCGGGGTCGATTTCTTCGCCGCCTACCGCGTTTTTGAATGCTAGTCCTTCGCGGGTGCAGTGTTCATCCGGGGCGTGGTATACGTCGGTGACGCTGCATGCGTATTCGTAGATGGCGCGTGCGATTCCTTCGCCGCGTCGGTCTTCGTTTACCTCTATTTGCATGATTTGTCCGGTGTTGATGTCTAGGTACATTTCGCCGATTAGTTGGCCGTTTTCGTGGGCTTCGAAGATGTTCATGATTTCGGTTTCTTCGTAGTAGGTGCCTTGGCGGTTGGTGATTTCCATTTTGGTTTTCCTTTCGTTCCCTATATCTAATACTATACGCACTGTATAGTTTGGATACAAGCCAAGACACCCATAAAACCAAGTGAACTATCACACAAAAGGAGGTGGGGCCTATGGCCTACAAGTTCCTAACGCAGTACAACGCACTGCGGTTCACACCAAACGCGCTAGTCACATCCGCATTCGGATTCCCGCGCATCATAACCAACATCACCCTGCACTGGTGGGGCCGCCCAGAATGGCAACAGACATTCGAGAGCGTCGTGCGCTTCTTCTGCGAACTAAACAGCACACAGACAAGCGCACATGAGGTCATCTCAGATGGCGTTGTGGCGTGCCTCGTAGACCACTCAAACGCTGCGTGGGCAAACGGCAACGCCAAAGGCAACGCCCAGTCAATCACCCTCGAATGCAACCCGCGCATGAGCGCGGGCGATTTCGAGACGGTCTGTGAGCGCGTAGCCGATATTTGGATTATGCACGATCAGGTTCTACAGGTCACGGAGCACCGGGACTGGTTCGCAACGGAGTGCTGCGGCACCTACCGCAAGGGAGCCGTTACGGCGCGTGCCCTGCAAATCTACGAGGCAAAAAAAGGTAAGACCGCTATCACTAAGGTTGCTGAGAAGGCAACCCAACCCAAGGGAAAGGACGATAAAAGCATGGCTGATGCGATTAGCGAGCTGCGGGACAGCTGGGCACCAGGCATTGAGCATGTGCGCCATCACGGCGCTAACTGGATGGCGCTGCAGAACGTGAGCCGCCAGACTCAGGAGCTAAAGGACGCCCTGACACCGGGCATCCCGAACGTAAAGTTTGAGGGTTCCGCATATAAGCTGCTCCGTGAGAATTTGGAGGCGCAGCGTGAGACTAACGCGCTGCTGAAGCAGCTTATCGCAGCCCAGACTAGCAAGGTAGGAGAGTAAAAATATTATGGATGCAAAGCGTAAAGTTGGCCCCGTCACTGCTGCTGCGGGTGTAGGTACCGCTGTTGCCGGTAGCCTTACCGTTATTACCGGCTATGTTCTTAGCCGCTACGGTGTTGAGCTGCCTGCTGATGTGTCGAATGCGGTTTTTATCCTGATTTCTACGGTTGGTACTATCATCGGCGGGTTTTTGATCCGTGGCGAGAAGCCTACCTTTGAAGGGTTGATGGAGGCGGCCGCCCGTGGGGTTACTGGTGTAGACCCTAAGGATTCTGCTGCTGGTGAGACTACTTACCCGGCGGCACCGGTGAATGATTTTGAGATTCCGCGTGAGACTTACGCGCCGAAGCACGCCGAGAGCGTATAGCCGGTAGTGTGATTGTGGCCCCGCCCGCACCCCCACAATGCAGGGGACGGGCGGGGCCACTCTCTTTTTATGCCGTGTAGTGGGTTAGCACCCATTCGGTCATGCTGTCTGTCTGGGCGGGTAGTGTTTCGCGGGCGGGTAGCGCCGCGATTAGGGGCATGATGGTGTGCGCCGGGGTGTACGAAATTGGTTTGCTCATTATTCGCCCCACCCTTCGCGGTCTGATCGCTCGGCCCTAACCTTGGCTAGCGCTTCAAGGTATTTCTGCGTGGCTTCTTCATCGGATAGCCCGGTGATGTTCACGTATAGGCTGATGGCGTCCTGGTTCATGCCTTCAACGTATGCGGCGTGCTCACGCAGCTCTTGCGCTGTGAGCTGCGATTTATCAACGTGCCCGTACATGTAAGTGTCTTCACCGACTTCTTCTTTCTCTAGTTTTATGGGTAGCTGCCTAATGGGTGATTTCCACATTTTTATTTCCTTTCTTTTAGCGTATTTCTGTGTATGCCCCGTGTATCTCTGAGGCTGCGAGAATTTCGGCGTCTTTCGCACTGTAGGCTACTAGTGCTGATGGTGCCCCGGCTGGGTGCGCGCCTGCTAAACCACTGGGGCGGCAGAAAGTTATTCTGCCACTGATCCATAGAATGCCGTGGGCGTGCGGGAATACGTGCTGCTGCCAGGCTTTTGTGTCTGTGCGCGCAAAAATGAGAGCTATCCCAGATCCGCCCGCTTCTGCATTGTCTGCCATGCGTTCTAGCCATTTCCCGATTCCGCGCCCGTAGGGCGGGTTGAGCCACACACGCCCAAACCAGGGCATTATGAGTCCGTCATGTTGCTCCGTGTAGTGGACTTTCGCGGTGTCCCAAGGGCGCGGATCGGCGGCGCAGGGGTCTAGGTCGAACTCGCCCAGCTGTTTTAGGATACTGGGGGGGGTGAGCCATATGTCGCCGCTGTCGCCTCGCTGTGGGAATGCCATTCTCGGCTCCTTTGCTATTGTTCCTATGCCCTCTATGGGGCTGGGTATTATTCTTTTACGATATGCACCGATGGGCGGGATTCTTCTACCGGTGCGCCGTCCGGGCCGCGCATATGCGCCGCAACGTACACGGGGCGTATACGCTGGTTGCCCGGCCCGTAGTGCTGCATTCGCCAGTACCCGCGCACCTCTACACGGTGGCCCATGCCGCGCCGTGACACTCCCGCCCCGTTACCGTGGGGGCGTTCACGCACGTACACGGCGTTGATAGCCCGGGTATCACGCGCCGCACCGGTTGCAGCGGCCCCTTGTGGGCGGGGCCGGTACGGGCGTACATCACCAACTGAGGGTTCACGCGCTACCGCCAATGTTGTGACTAGCAGCCGGGCTAGCCGGGCGTACAGGCCCGTGTTTCCCTCTACTTCGCGCCATGTGTACCCGCGTGAGGTGCCTAGCAGCATGTAGAGGTCTTCGCGTACCCATGCGGCACCCACAATTTGGATGGTCGCGGGGGTGGATACCATGAACGGCGATGCGTCGCTGATGCTGTCGGGCGCGTCACCCCACGGGGCTACCTGGTCTGTCCCGCCGTCCCATACGATTACCCCGGCGTCAGATGGCATATGCTCAATGTGGGGCATGTAGTGCAGTGGGAACTCGGGTGCCGTGTCTATCACTGTTTCGGTCATACCCGCGTGTACCCACCATAGGGCGCCGTCTTCTATGCCTGCACGGTGTGCCCGGTATTTGGCTATGTACCAGACCCCTTGTGTGCATGTGCTGATCGCCGTCTCAAGGTGCCCGATTAGCTCCTGTTTGATGGCGGGCATGTCACGGGCGCCGTATGATGCGCCATTACGCATTCTCGGTGCTCTTTTTCTTGTACGGGCCGCGTGGCTTAGGGTGCTTCGCGCGCCAGGCGTCGATTGTCTCGGGCAGCCATAGGGGGGTGCCGTTCGCACCCCATGCGTCATTATCCAAGGGGTGAACAGCCAGCAACTTGTAAACTGCGTCGCGGGTTACGCCGAGGCGCCGCGCAACGTCACTGGGGCCGAGGTAGCTAGGCTTCTTTGTCATTCCTTCGTGTCCTCTCTATACTATCTTCTATAAGTTGTTGTTTCCCGCTTGGTATGCGGGTAGGGGTGCCGCCGCTTGAGGTTCAAGGGCGGCGCCCCTCCTTTTTATTCGGCTGGTTTGACTTCTACCCACCATTGGTTGCCGTGGTGGCTAACGCTTTCTTCGCTGCGGCTGATGTATGCGGCTACCCCTTCCGGTGTTAGCGGCATCGGCTTAGAGTGCAGGGTGATTTGGGTGCTTTCTTCAACAGCCCAGAAGGTTTGTATTTCGTGGGTGCTGAGCTGCTTGCGGTAGCGCTCTTGCACTTCTGGGTAGTCAATGAACCACTCATAGGCTCCGCCGGGGGTGCTCCACAGCTCACCCTCTTCAACGTGGCGGGAGTACTCACCGATGCTGTCGCTATAGGCCCATTCTGCCAGCTCTTGCAAGGTACCGGTGCATTCTGCAGTGATTTTCCCGTTTTCGATTACGCGGGCGGTGTACTGTTTTTCCATTGTGATGTTCCTTATCCTTAGTAGTTGCGTGCAAATTCTTTGAGGCATTCGTTCATGGTGCGCCCGTGTGCTGCTGCGTGTCCGTGCCTGTCCCACTGATTAGCCATGAGGTCGGCACTTGAGGGGTAGTATGTTGCAAACCATTCCCCGCCGCCGGGTGTGGGGCCGCCTTCGCTGCGTTCTATTGTGCCTACTCGCTTGTCGCCGTTCATGATGCGGTGGTAGCCGCGGCTGATTCGCTGGATTTTGAGGTTTTTCATTGTGTTGTTCCTTTCTGGGTGCCCCGCCCGCCGGTGGGCGGGGCGTTGGGTGTTTAGTGGGTTAGATTTCGTTTTCTGCTACGATACCCCAGAATGAGGCTTCGTCTACTTGGAGGGCGTACCCGTCTTCAAAACTGCCTATTACCGCGTCTGCGATTGCTTCGATGTCGTATTGGTCGCGGGTTACGTCTCCCGATTCGATTACGTCGATGATTTCGCGGGTTACTGCTTCGCTGTGGGTTGAATAGGTGCGTGCCATTTCAAGGCTCCTTAGGTTGTTGTTTCCTGTGGGGTGGTTTCCCCTACATCTAATACTATACAGGGTGTATAGTCCGTATACAAGTTATTACGAGTGAAACTAATCACTTGAGGCTGATGGCGTACCCGCCCACCGCATCCCCGGTAATCTCACGCGCCACCTCAGCATCAAGAGCATCAACCGTATAGCGGCCGCGTACACCAACCAGAGCACTCAGATTCTCACCGTGCGCCGCCACGGCATCAGCAGCGGACACGGTAGCATCCCATCGCCCGTATGAGCGTGAAATGATTTTGCCTAGCCGCGTAGTGTGCCCTACTGCCTTAGGTGTGTGCACCATTGTGCGGTAGCCCGCGAATTTTCCTTCACCTGGGCGGGTGCGGTTCACGCCATCGCTCCATAGCTCGGTGATGATAACGTATGCGGCTGCGGGTTTCATTTTGGTTGCCTCCATTGTTTTTGTGTTCTGGCTCTCGGGGGGTACCCCCCTCACCTAATACTATACGCACCGTATAGAATTGGTTCAAGCCGAAACCGGGAGAAAAACGAAGCAAAAACGTGAGTAAACCGTGACTAGGCACCCGAGCATAAAGAAAAACCCCGGTATTCCGGGGTTTATATAGATATTTCCTACATATCTAGTGGGGCTATTCACTGGGATTCACTGGGATTCACGGCAACCCCCTCAAGCTCAGCTATCAAGCGCTCAACAGGGTCATTTTGCCCCTCCGGCAATTCACTAGAATGCATTTCGTTTTCCGTGAGTTTCTCGTGACCTCCCAATTTACCCCCCAATTTTTCAAGCGCTCCACCATAGATAGCCATAGTCCGGCGGGCCACATAAATTTGCGTAGTGGATGCAGACGCGTGCCCGAGCTGCGCCTGCGCCGCCTCTATCCCTAGCTCACGCTCAAGAGTGGTAGCAACCGTCCTGCGGAAAGTGTGCGGGGTAACCCACGCGAACCGGCCGGGCAGCATCTCATGCAGCCGCTTAGTCGGCGTCCCTAGACTAATCATGCCCCCATCGCGGTTCATAAAAATATAATCCCCCGCCTTGGCCTTGAACCGGCGCGCCCGCGCATCCAAGGCGTCAGCACACCAAGACGGCAAATGCACAACACGCTCTGCGCCCGTCTTAGTCTTGTCCTGCCAAACCGGCGTGCCGCCTACCATAATCGCTGTAGCGTGCACGTGCAGGGTGCGCTGCACCCGGTCATAGTCTGCCCATTTGAGGGCGACGCATTCACCGATACGCAGGCCGGTGCCAGCCAGTACACGCACCATGTCGGGGAACCAGAAATGCGCCCGGCCGGAGCCGGTGATGTTGGGTGCTGAGGCCGCATCTACAATGTCGATAATCTCCTTCACCTCGGCCGGGGCTAGGGCGCGCGCCTTTTTCCGTGGGGTGTGCGGCACACGGGTAGCGGCCGCCGCATTGTACGGTATGGTTCCTGATCGCACGGCCTCTTGCATGATTAGGTTTAGGACTGTCCGGACTGTTTTAGCGGCCCATACGCCGCCGATAGTAATTCTTTTGCCGTTGATGCTGGTTACCCGTCTGGGTTTAGCTGCCGCCGTTATTATGCGATCCAACGTTGGCACGGTGCATTCGATTAGCTGCAGGTCTCTCCATTCGGTGAGGTGCAGGCGCACCATCTGTTCACGCTGTTTAACAGTGTTGTGGGATTTCCCGGCTGTGTATGTGTCGTGCCAGGCGTCGATTGCGTCGCCTAGTGTTTGCGGCGCGGCTGGGCCGCTGGTGTTTGCTGCGATTTTGGCTTGTAGTTTGGTGTGTGCTGCGGCTCTGGTTGGTGCTTGTGCGGTGATGTCGCGGCGCTTTCCGGTAACGTCGCGCATGGTGGCGCGGGCTACCCACGCCCCGCCTTTCGTCTTTCGCACTGTGATTTGGCCGTGTGATCCTATGGGCAGGGGTGGGCGCGCCATATGTTGTTACTCCTCGCTACTCTTGTTCCTCTATACGGCCGCGTAGGCGGCGGTGAGTGTTTCCCACGGGTCTACCTCGCGTTTTTCGGTGAGGCGGCGAAACACCTCGGCCCCTAGTGCGCTGTCTGTTGCGTGGGTGAGGTCGGGCGCGGGCGCGGCCCGCAATTCTGCTACCTCGGCGGGGGTTATTGACCCGTTGGCCTTGAGCATTTCTAGCAGGTCAAGGTCGGTTGCGCGGTGGATTGCCACCATGTCGTCGATGGTGAAGGGCTGATCGCCGCGCATGCGCCGGTAGAGGGAGTTGTACTCTAACCCTGTCTCCCTGGACAACGAGGTTACAGACATTCCAAGTTTCTGTTTTATGTATTTTCCTAGGCTCATGCAATTAACTTTACACCTTCTGTTTAAGTTTTTACTGGTTATGAAAATTTTTTTGGCCGTTTTTACCCCGTAAACATGCGAAATTCACAAAATTTTGTGAATAATCGCTAAAAAATTGGCATTTTCTACAAAAATTTTGGTGTATGCTGGTTACGCAGCCACCCGGCAACGGGAGAACGAAAGTGAATCAGAGGTAACAACAGTGATTGAGATTCTGAACCCCGATGTTCTCAGGATGGCTAAAGCAAACCTGGGAATAGACACCAATTCAGACTTGGCAAACTTCCTCGGCGTATCAGTGAACACGCTAGCGAACTGGCGCAACGGCGTTGGGCGAGGCCCGAGCATCGGGCACCTAGCGAGACTGCACCGGGCAACCGGGCTAGAACTTAGCGACATGGTAACAACCCGAGAGAAGGCGAAAGCAGCATAGACAGCTGCATAAGCAACAAAGACTTTAGAGCCGCCAGGGGGCACCCAGTGACAGAGGGGAAATTCTGGTTAGGGCTAGCTGATTGATAAACGCATAGAGAGTGACGCGGGGCGTGTGAAAACCCATCCCCCTAGTATCCGTTGAGTTCGATAATCCCGCCCGCTTCACTGATTAGCCCGCACATGGTTGCGGCCGCGCACTAGGGGCATATGTATGCGGCATCGGTGGTTCGATTCCACCGGCGGGCACGACACAACCAGGGTGGTTGTGTACGGGCATAAAAGTGTCGCCGCCCGGTAGGAAAGCCGGGCGGCGACGTTTGAGCCTAGTTATTCAATTATTCAAATCTAATGGAGTAACTATGAATAGTTTAACAAACATTGAGTTAGAAGGACTCTACACGCCAAAGGAAACAGCCGAATTTTTATGTGTTTCTCCCCGCACTTTAGCCAACTGGCGGGCGGCCCGCAAAAACCTTGATTTCGTCCGGGTAGGCGGCACTGAAATAGGCGGCATCGTTCGCGGCTGCTCGGTCTTCTATGAGGGCGCGGAGATACGCCGGTACATGGAAAAGAATTACGGTTTGGTGGCCAAGTATGCGTGAGCCGAACCTGCAACCGCACTGGTGCGGCCGGTGCCTACGCTCTGAATGTTACGGCGAATGCGCAGAAATAGACTGGCTCGCCCGCTATGACGAGGCGCGCGACGACGAATTTACCTTCTAAACAACCTATAAGGGGAACAGCAACATGAGTAAGGACATGATTTTTTTAGCCGCGGCTGCCGTGTTCACCGGCGCATGCGCGGTGGGCCTCTACGCGGGTATTGCGGGCGGCCTGGAGGCGGGGAACGGGGCCGGTATGGGCTTCGCGTTCGGCGCCGTGGCTATCGCACTAATTATCGGACGCATGGGAGGCGATAAGTAATGAAATGCTCAACCTTGATGCGGAGGGGGCGGCGTAACGCCCCGCAGCCGGGTACAGCCGAGTGGCGGACGCTTCTCACGGCGTCTAAGATACCGGCGGTCATGGGCACGTCCCCCTGGTCGTCACGGTTCACCCTGTGGCATGAGATGGCGGGCACGTTCACGCCGGAGCCTATCAACCCGGCGGTTTTAGAGCGCGGGCACATCCTAGAGCCTGCGGTAGCGGCATGGTTCCAGGCGCAACACCCCGATTGGGTGGTTCGTGAGTGCGGGGGCCGCTGGTGGGAGGCACACAGCTTTTTCGCGGCAACACCGGACAGGATCATAGCGGACGGCCCCGGCTCCGGCGCTAACGTGATCGGGCTGCTGGAGATTAAAACGGCGGCCCGGTCTGACGGCTGGGGTGCGGCTGGCACGGCTGAGATACCGGCCGGTTACTACGATCAGGTGCAGTTTCAGCTGGCGTGCACGGGCGTGCAAACAGCCTATGTGGCTGTGCTGCTCGGCGGCCTTGAGTTCCGTGAATACGTTGTGCCGCGTGATGATGCGCGCATTGGTGAGCTGGTTACGGCTGGCACCGATTTCATGGATTCCCTGCACGCCGAAGAGGTACCGGACTTCCGCCTAGAAGCCGGTGACTTTGACGTTTACGAAACGATGCGGGCGATTCACCCGGAGATTGAAGACGAATCGGTGGAGCTTTCACCGGCGGCCGCTAATGCCGCCGCACGGCATGTCCGCCTATCGGCCCTGGCGAAGCTCGCCGAGGCGCGGGCTAAGACACTGGTAGCGGGCGATATGGAGCTTGCGCGCACGGGCACGTTCTGCGGGTCGGTCGTTGCTAAGCGCATGGCGCGCGGGCAGGGCCGCCCATACGTTTCTTTCACGAAGCCTAAGAAAACACACTAAAAGTAAAGGGGAACAACAACATGAGTAAGAATCTTGAGCTGCTGCGGCAGTTCGATCAGTCGCTAGTGCGGCCGCAGAAGCCGCTGCTGGTTTCTAGCCTCCCCTCGCATATGCGGGATATGGGGGATGACTGGATGCGCGGTGTGCTGGCGACGGTGAAGGCCGATCCTAAGCTGATGCAGGCGGCGATGAACAACGGCGAGGCTTTCATTTCGGCGATTCAGAAGGCCGCTAGCCTGGGCCTGGCACCGGGCACGGACGAGTTCTACCTAGTGCCCTACGGGAATCAGATTAACGCGGTGACGGGGTACAAGGGGCTGATTGAGCTGATTTACCGTGCGGGCCGCGTTGATGACATCGTGTGCTACGTGGTGCACAGCGGCGATAAGTGGGCTTTCACCTATGGGGTGGATGAAGAGCCGAAATTCCAGCCCGCACCGGACTATCAGCGGGGTGAGCGGCTTTTCGCTGTGGCCTATGCACGCCTCAAGAATGGCCGCATCTCGAATGTTGCTAGGGCGGGTAAAGACCGTATCCAGGCGGCTATGCGGGCCTCGGGTAACCCGAATACTGATAGGCCCTCTCCGGTGTGGGAGAAGCACCCCGAGGCGATGTGGCGTAAAACAGCGCTGCGTGAGTTGGCTACGTGGGTTGATACGTCGGTTGAGGAGTGCCGCCCGGAGAAGCTTACGGCGATTGCTGAGCGGCGGCAGGCTGCGGTTGAGGTGATGGACGCGGAGACGCGGCGGCTTGAGGCTGAGAACCGGGCTATGGAGTTGAAGCTGCGGCTTGCTGAGTTGGAGGCTGCCCGGGGTGATCGGGTGGATGTTTCCACGGGTGAGCTTGTTGGTTGATGCGCCGGTAATTGTATTTTCGGGGTGTGTTTGTGAATGCGGGCACACCCCGAAAGTATTGTGTATCACGTTTTAAAAGATGGATTTAAAATGTCTTTTTTACATATTGCTGAGGTGCAAAAGCTTGATGGCCTCTCGATGAAAGATAAATTTACGCTTTTCATGCTCGCCTCATATGCGGACGAGGCCGGTTCTTGTTTTCCGTCGCTTAGCACGCTGGCTAAGAACATGGGGTGTTCGCGGCGGACGGTAGCCTACGCGATTGAATCGCTACAGGACAAGGGCTACATACAGGTTATTAGCCGTTTCAATGAGAAAGGTAAGCAAACTACATCAAGGTATGTGCTTACGCTGGATAGTGGGGGTGCAAAATCTGCATCCCTAGGGGTGCAAAATTTGCAGGGGGAGGGTGCAAAATCTGCATCCCTAGGGGTGCAAAATTTGCACACAAAGTTAACCAACCAACTTAACCTATCAAATGAATCTCTCCCCCCTACCCCCCACGCCGCCGTTGCGGTGACGGCCGCCACAGCGGGGGCCGCCGCTAGCGCGGCTGAGAATGACCCTCCGGAAAAACCTCATTTCGAGGACGTGGAGCTACCCCTCAACGAACTGCACCCGGCGGCCACACCCGGAAAGCGGCACAAACAGCCCGCTACGGCCCCGCAGAGCGATTTTCAAGCATTCTGGGCACTGTTCCCCAAACGCAGGGATAAACGGGCCGCAGAACGCGCCTGGCGGGCCGCGATCAAAAACGGGGCCAACCCCGCCGACATCATCGCCGGTGCCGAACGCTACTCGGCAGAGCGGAAAAACCAGGAAGCCAGATTTACGAAATACCCCGCGACATGGCTAAACGCCGGGGCATGGGAGGACGAGCCAGACCCGCAGCCGCAGGCATCCGAGATGATGCAGGCGCTAAAGGCCATGACCTCAACGCCGGGCTTCGGCGCGGCACCCGATCCGTTTATGCCGCCTGCGGGTGCGGCGCTACCCCCCGGGGGTGCCCGATGAACGCGGACGAGACACGGAAGATGCTAGAGGTCGCGGCGCAGCTTTTCCCGACGCTCAAGACGCCGACGGACGAGATGGCGGCCGCGTGGGCGATGGTGCTAGCTGATGTTCCCGCCGATTATGCGGGGGAGATTATCACCCGGTGCGCGAAAAGCAGCGACTTTCTGAGCCTCCGGCTTATCACGGAGACGTGGGAGGCAATGTACCAGGAGGTGGATAGGGCGTTGCGGGGTGTGCCGCGGATGCGGCGGACTCATGCGGCGGCTGTCGCTTCGGGTGATCTTGAGCTTGCGGGCCGCATTGCGGGGGCGCATAACCGCGCTATTGCCCGTGTACCGGCCCCTGTGGCCGCGTCGCGGGGTTTTGAGCCGTTGGAGGCGCAATTACCCGCACCGGTTGAGAAAAAGGCTGTGCGGGCCGCTGGTGGCCGCGTGGCGTCTATCGCTTCGACGTTGGGGGCCATGCCCGAGTAGCGCATATCACTGCCGCCCGGCTCGAACATTAGCTATACACCCTGTATAGTTTTTATTGGCGGGGCAACCCACCAAAAACCAAGGAGAACACAATGAAAAAATCACTCAAAGCTCTACGCACAATCGCTATAGGCTGGGCCATAGCCGCCATCGCGGTAGCCATCATCTGGGCGGCAGCAACCGCATCATTCGGTGCCCTAGCCCTCCGCGCAAGCGACACCGGGCTACTAGTCTTCACCCTCGCCGCCGCCGTGCTTTTCCTCCCTATCACCTCAGCCGACTAGGAGAAACCTACATGAAAATCAACTACACGCTAGTAGCACCAAACGCCAAGCCGCTCACGAAAGCGCACCCCGAAGACGCCGGTTACGATTTGCGCGCACGCACAACACAGACAATCCAGCCCGGCGAAAGAACCCTGATCGGCACCGGTGTAGCCGTCAAATTCCCCGCCGGGACGGTAGGCATGGTTCACTCCCGCTCCGGCCTCGCCCTAAAAGGCATCGCCGTAGCAAACGCCCCCGGGGTAGTAGATGCGGGATTCACCGGCGAAATCGGCGTAATCCTAGAAAACCGCAGCAAAACACCGTATGTGGCGCATGAGGGCGACCGCATCGCGCAGCTAGTACCCCTAGAGCTAGCACCCCTGGAATTGCAGGCCGTGCCCCGCGAAAAATTCGACACCGATACGGCGCGCGGCGCAAACGGATTCGGATCAACAGGCAAATAAAAACACGCAAAAGAAATGCGCATCACACCCGTGCCGCGCATTTCTGAAAGGAAAAAAAGAATGGCAGATATAACCATTCACGGGAATATCGGAAGCGAACCAGAACTGCGGTTCACCGGCGGCGGCGACCCCGTACTGAATTTCTCACTAGCTGAGAACCACAACCGGAAAAACCAGCAAACCGGGCAATGGGAAACCGTAGGCACCACATGGCGCAAAGTCACCGTGTGGGCGCGCAACGGGCTAGACCCGCAACACCTGAGCGGAGTGCTCAAGAAAGGCACCCCCGTGATCGTGGCGGGGCCGGAGCAGAACCGTGAGTATACGACCCGGGACGGGGGGCGCGGCTACTCCCTTGAGGTCACGGCCCGGCTGCTAGGGGTAATCCCCTACGCGCCGAAGAACAACGCGCCACAGGCCCCACAGGGCGGGTACCAGCAGCAACAGCAGCGGCCACCGCAGCAGCAGGGGCCGGTGAACCAGAAGCTACCCGAGAACCCGGGCGGCGACCCGTGGGGGCAGCAGGCCGGGGGTAATTACGACTGGGGCGCATCAGTAGAGGGCGAACCGCCGTTCTAAAAAACAAAAAAACAGCGTGTGCCCCGGTTCACGCCGGGGCACACGCGAAACAAAAGAAAGAAAGCAATGGCGCAAAAACCCGGGCTAATATTCACAATCCCGCTAGGTGATAAAAAATTTCTCACCAGCAACGAAGTAAACCGCGCCGGACACTGGGCGCGGGCAAAAAACACGCGGGCATGGCGAGACGAAACAGTAAAACAAATACGTGAGGGAATCCCTAAATCACGCATAAACTATTTCGCCAAAATCGACATGATAATTCACAAACCCACTGGTCGCCGATATGATCCGGGGAATTTGTACCCGGTGGCTAAGGCAATCGTGGACGGCATCGTACTATCCGGGCTGCTAGAAGACGACGACTATGCGCATGTGGACGGGCCTCACCTGCACCACGGCGAACCGGATAAAGACCGCCCCGGGGTGACGGTGATAATACGCCCGATCAGTAAGGACGATTCAATAGTGGACGTATCAAAACTACTATCTCTAAAAGATAATGCGGATAACGCCCTAATCGAATTAGAGAAATCAAAAGAAATACTGGATGAAGAAATATCATACGCGCAAGAAAAATCGCAATGGGCATTCAGTGAACCGGTAACCGACGTAATAAATGAGGGCATGGAAGCCGCAAAAAATGCCCTCAAAAAAATAATCGAAACCGTGGAAGAAATCGACGCGGAAAACTATGCGCAAATCAAGGGGAAACAATGAAACCGGAAATATACAAATTCAACAGCGAACCCATTCGGGTTTTCATGATCGACGGCGAACCGTGGTTTGTCCTCCGCGACATATGCGAGCTGCTAGACCTCACCACCCCCGCCCGGGTAGCCGAACGCCTCAAACAGAAGGGGGTGAGGAAAACTCACACCCCCACCCGTGGCGGTTCCCAGCCGGTGACGATCATCAACGAACCGAACCTGTACCGCGTGGTGTTGCGTTCTAACAGCCCGGCAGCCGAACCATTCGAGGCGTGGGTGACTGAGCAGGTACTCCCGGCCATCCGCAAGACCGGTGCCTACGGGGCACCCGCCCTACCAGGCAACTATCTAGAGGCGCTAGAGGCGCTAGTCGCCTCCGAAAAAGAAAAGCTCGCGCTCACCGCTAAAGTCGAAGAGCAGGCACCGAAAGTAGGCGCATACGACGGCTTCCTAGGTGCTGACGGCGATTACAGCGTGGGCGAGGCAGCTAAGCTACTATCCCGCGCCGGGGTACCCACCGGGCAGACGCGGCTCTTCGCATACCTCGAAGAATGCGGGTGGGTATTCAAGCGCTCCGGCCGCCGCCACCCGTACCAGCAGGCCATTGACCGGGGCCTACTAGCCACCCGCGCCACACACTACACCGACATCACGGGTGAGCGGGTGAACGGGGCACCGCAGATACGGGTAACCGCGCAAGGGATCGAGAAGCTGCGCGCAATGATGCAAAAGCCGGTACTGACGCTAGCCGCATAGAAAGAAACAGGGAGATAACAATGAGTAATTTCACTACACTGCTGGATGATTTAGAGAAAAACATTAGCGCCATGCTAGACATGATCCCCGACACCGGGCACGCCTTCGATGCGGGCAATTACAGGCCGTCCAAGGCGGCCCTGCAGCACGACTCAAAGTGCATCATCCTAGCGCTTGAGGCTGCCTACACTAGGGCCTCTGAGGGGGTGGAGGCGAATGACTAGCCACAGCACACGGGTTGTACCCATTGCGCAAGAGGGCTGGGTGTGGAAATGCAGCGTGTGCCATTGGGACGATGGGTGCCGCTACACGCTCCCGCTCTATGAGTCGTGGGAGAAAGCGCGTGAGCACGGGCTTACGCATGAGTACACGCGCAACGCGGGGGTGCGCCGATGATTGAGGTTGTCGCTAGTGGCCCTACCCGCGTGGTGGAATCCTATCTTAATAGGGATGGGCTGACGCTCATATGTCCCCGCTGCCAGTCAGAGCAGTATCTTTGGCGTGTGAGTGAGGGTACGGCGCGGGCGGCTTTGGATTATCATTTGCGGGTGTGTACCCCGGTGTGGGAGCTACCCGGGGTTGGTGATGGAGTTCACTCCGTTTCGGCTTGCACGTAAACTATACGGGGCGTATAGTATTAGTTGTAGGGCAAACCACCCTACCGAACCGGAACCACCGGGGGAAACAACAACAACTAAGGAGCCTTGAAATGGCACGCACCTACACCACCCGCAACGAAGCAGTAACCCGCGAAATCGTAGAACCAATCGAAGCAGGCGACGTACAAGACGCCTACGCCGCATACAACATCGACGCAATCGCAGACAAGGTACTCTGCGGCTACGAAGACGGGTACATGCTCAAAGTTGAAGAACCCGACTTCTGGCGCATCGTAGAAGAAAACGCGATCTAACAACTAAACAAAAAGAACCCCGGCTGGGATAAAAACCCAGCCGGGGGACACAAAAGGAAACACCAAATAAACCCCACATAGGGGGACAACAAAATGAAATTACAAAATCCTCAGCTCAAAGGCGGGCACTACGCCCCCATCCACGGAATCACACCGGACATGATCGTAACCCCCCTGCCGTTCTGGCTCGGGTCGGCCCTCAAAGTGGGGCAGAAATGAGGAAGCCACAGAACGGGGGTAGGTGCATAGGCTGCGGGTGCCCTCACGGCCAATACCAGGCCGGGTGCCTCAACTGCAGTAAGCGCAAAAGCGCCGCTAAACACTCACGCGACAGGTACGAGCGGAAAAAGAAAAGCGTGCGCGCTAAGACCGGGCCGAAGCCTAAAAAGGTGGCCTTGACGGCCGAGCAGGCGGCCGAAGCCTACGGTTTGAACTATTTCATCGCGCGCCGCCGCGAACGGCTAGGGCAGGCGGTGAACGCATGACACAGAAACTATTCACGCCGCAGAGGCGGAGCATCATCCCCTACCCCGGGGCACTCACACCGCAGCTCAGCATGTGGCCGAGAGTAGACGAGAACCTACCGGACACGCTGCACATGCCACAGTTTCACTACGCATCGCGGCGGGGCCTGGTAGTCTCGTGCCTGCACTGCGGGCGGCTGGTCGTGGTGCATGACAGGATGGGCCGGGATCACCGGCTGAACTCAAACGAAATATGGGAAACCACCTCACGGTAACCAAATAGCAAATAATAGTAGACCCCGGGGCATGTTCCCCGGGATCTTCCCTATCACTCAGCAAGGGAAACAGCTCATGAAAACACTCACTCAGGCAATACGCGCCCTATGCGACGGCGCACCCATCACACTACCCGGCGGGGAGCGGATCACCGAAATGCCGCTGCTAGACCAGCTGGCAGACGCGAAAACAGCCCGCCGGTGGGGCGGTGCTGGCGGTGGCGGCGCATCATCACCCATCAATCTAGACGCCGCGCAGATAGAGCAAGACATCGACGCCGAGGTGAACCAGGTGTGCTCACACCATATGCGGGCGGCCGATAGGAAAACCCGGGTGAAATACTGGGCTTCTAACACGCCGGGCCTGCACGCCCTAGCCGAGGCCCTGGAATGGTGCGACCGCATACGGGCGCTCAACCATATCAAGGTGCCGCTAGAGGGGGTATGCCCGAACTGTGGGGCGGAGCAGGTGTATAGGCACAATAGTGAGGGTGAGCGGGTCGTTACTCCCGCGCTCACTATCACACTGGACGGGCCGCGCCTCACCATCGCCTGCGGTGCCGACGGGTGCGGGCACGCCGCACACGGAATCACCGGGCTAGAGAATTTGAACAGCGAAACGAAAACTGCTATCATGTCCCTAGCAGGCACAACTGTACCCTAGTAGCGGGTACACCAGGCGCACACTAACCCGGGAGCACCCGGGCATTTTTTTACACCAAAACAGGCCCCGCACACAACACGTGTGCGGGGCCAAACCAATTTAAAGACCATGAGCGACACAACACTATTCGACATCCTCCGGGCATTCCAGGTGCGCGACACCAGCGACGACGCCGAAATACGCGCCCTCACCGACCGGGACATAACTCGGGCGATAGAGCGCCACCACGCCCGCCAAACCCAACGCAGACCCAGAAACAAACCCGCACCCGCATACCGAGACCCTACCGGAGAGGCAGCATGCGCACGCACAAACTCAAAATCCAGGAAATCCCGCTCAAAAACATCACGCTTTTAGCGGGCAACCCGCGCCGAGGCAACATCGACGCCGTAGCCGAATCAATGGAGACCAACGGCGTTTACCAGCCGGTCATCATCAACAAGGGCACGCACACCGGCCGCGAGATGGAAGTTATAGCCGGTAACCACCGGGTGCAAGCCGCACAGAAGCTCGGGCTAGAAACCATCCCCGCTATCGTCCTAGACATCACCGATAGCGAGGCTAAACGCATCGCCCTAGCCGATAACCGCACAAGCGACCTCGCAGAATACGACGCGCAGGCGCTCCTTGACATGCTAGATGATCTGGACGACCTGGTAGGCACCGGGTATGACCTGGATGATTTGGACGAGCTGCGGGCCGATCTAGAGGAAATCGCCGAAGAGATAGAGCCAGAGAAAGACACGGAGGGCGGCAGCCTTGAAGAACAGTTCGGCACCCCCCCCTTCACCACCCTATCGGCGCGCGGCGGGGCATGGCAGGCCCGTAAACGGGCATGGGCAGCCAGCGGCATAGAATCCGTCGCGGGCCGATCAGAGGGCCTTCTAAGCGACGCCCCGCACTACAAATACACGAACTTCATGTACGTGAAAAACCTCGCCGAAAAAGCCACCGGTAAGAAACTCACCACCCAAGAAGTCCTAGATAGCGAGTTCGCCGAAAAACTAAACGAGACAGACGGCGGCACATCAACCTTTGACGCCGCACTATGCGAAATCCTCTACCGCTGGTTCTCACGCGAAGGCGACGAAATCACCGACCCCTGGGCCGGTGGATCAGTACGCGGCATCGTAGCCTCAGCAATGGGCCGCCACTACACCGGGCATGAGCTGCGGCAGGAGCAGGTAGACGAGAACCGCGCCCAGGTAGAAGAATCACGCGGCAACTATGACGGGTGGGCGGGCGACCCCACCTATATTGTGGGCGACTCACGGAAGACGCTAGCAGCCCGCGCAGCCGGTTCGGCCGACATGGTGATAGGGTGCCCACCCTACTACGACCTAGAGGTATACAGTTCTCTAGCAGAAGACCTTTCTACCATGTCACCCACAGAGTTTGACGCATCAATGGTGAAAACCATGCGTGAGGTAGCCCGCGTACTACGGCAAGACCGGTTCGCCGTGTTCATCGTCGGCAACGTCCGCAACAAGCAGGGCGAGCTGCTATCAATGCACCGGTGCATGCTGAACGCCGCAGAAGCCGCCGGGCTAACCTACACGCAGGACGCGATACTGCTAACGCAGGTTGGTACGGCAGCGCTCCGCTCACCCCGCCAGTTCAAGCAAACCCGTGTACTTGCGCGCACGCATCAGGAAATCCTTGTTTTCGTGAAGGGCGACCGGAAAAAAGCCGCTAAACGCCTCGGCGACGTAGACGTATCTATAGATCTACAGGAGGCCGTAGCAGAGATGGAGAGGGAGAGGGAGAATGACGCAGCAGGAGAAGCCGCGTAGGCGCTGCAAAGCCCGTAACCGGCGCGGGGGCCAATGCAAACGCTACCCGATCCCCGGCGGCACCGTCTGCAAAATGCACGGCGGTGCCGCGCCGCAGGTCAAACGCAAAGCAGCCCTGCGGCTCCAAGAGCTGGTAGACCCGGCCCTGAAAGTGCTCGCCCGTGAAATGGTGAGCGCTGAAAAATCAAGCGACAGGCTGCGCGCCGTCGAAAATGTCCTGGATAGGGCCGGTATAACCAGAAAGCAGGATCAGGTGGACGAGACAACGGCGCAGGAGATGCTGATAGCTAAGCTGCAGCAAATGACCGGACAATAAAAACGCGGGGGCGGGTGGGGTGTATGGACTTCCTGAAAATGGTGGCCGCCTACCCGCCCGAGCTGGTGGCGGAGGCTGTAGCCTCACTGCCCGATCACGTGGCGCAAAAGCTCCTAGAATCCATCACCACCACAGCCGGTAAACCCGCATACGGCACCCCCGGGGAGCTGGCGGCCGCACTAGACGAGCGGACAGTGCAGACACCGGCGCTAGACCTGATCGACCAGAAGCTAGTAGAGGCGTTCAATAAACCGGATTCGCGGCTAATCATCAGCATGCCACCGCAGGAGGGTAAATCACAGCGCGCCTCACGCCGCTTCGTCGAGTGGGTGCTCACGCAGAGGCCGGACACGCGGGTAATCATCGCCTCCTATCAACAGGAAATAGCCACGGAGTGGGGTGGGGTTATTCGTGATGATATACGCGATAACGCGGCGAAACTCGGCATACGTGTGCGCCCCGGGTCATCCTCAAAGCAGTTCTGGAAGCTGGACGGGCACGAGGGGAGCGTGTTCTGCGCGGGCGTAGGCGGCGCAATGACCGGTAAACCGGCCGACCTGCTGATTATCGACGACCCCGTGCGCGGGCACAAAGACGCCTCTTCACCCACCATTCAAAAGGATCAATGGAACTGGTGGACGGGCACCGCCGCCGCGCGTCTCGCCCCCGGTGCCCCCGTGATTCTAATCCTCACCCGCTGGCACGATAACGACCTGGCGGGGATGCTCATGCGGGAAAACCCCGGCGAATGGGAGTTCTTGCGCATCCCAGCGCAGGCAGACCATAAGCCGGAGGCCGGGGAGGAAGACCCGCTAGGGCGGGAACCCGGCGAGTTCATGGTGTCCGCGCGCGGCCGCACACAAAAGAACTGGGAGAAGCGCAAGCGGGAGGCCGGGCCGAAATCATGGGCCGCCCTATACCAGGGCACGCCGTCACCCGACGAAGGCGGCATTTTCCCCGGCACCTGGGCGCGCTACAGCACCCCCATATGGGTTGAACAGCCTACCGGTGAGCGGGTAATCCACGGCATAGGCCCAGAGGACGAAATCATACAATCCTGGGACTTGGCATTCAAAGGCACAGACCAATCCGACTACGTTGTGGGCCAGGTCTGGTTGCGCAGGGGCTCCCGCTGCTTCCTGCTGGATATGCGGCGTGAGCGGCTAACGTTCATGGAGACACTAGACGCGATCAAGGCAATGTCCGCGAAATGGCCGCAGGCCGTAGCGAAATTCGTTGAGGACAAGGCGAACGGCCCGGCGGTCATCAACTCGCTGCGTGGGAAAGTCGCCGGTATCATTCCCGTCACACCCGACGGCGGTAAAGTCGTCCGCGCTAACGCCGTATCGCCCCTAGCGCACTCCGGCGACATCATCCTGCCCGAGCCGCACCTGCTTCCCAATGTTGAAGAGCTAGTTGAGGAAGCGAAGCTATTCCCGAACGGGAAGCACGACGACGCGGTGGACGCCATGACACAGGCAGTGAACCAGCTCGGCATCAACCCCATCACCGGCGGGGACACGATAGAAGACGCCGAAGAATGGGGTGAGGACGGGTACAGTATCGGATTCTACTAAGAGAGAGGGGGCGCCCTATGGGCCGCCTGCAAAGCATCATCGAATCGGCGCGCGAGACCATCGCGGGCGCCTTCAACGGCCCGGCCCGTGAGCTAGAGGCCGCAACCGCGCAGCTACGCGAGTCATTCGCCACCATTGAGGGGATGATGGCGGACGACGCCGGGTGGCGACGCCTCACCACGATAGGGAGCGAGGAGTTCACCCTAGCCGGTGTGAAGCGCAATAGCGACGTGTGCAGGCTAATGTCCGTGTCCGACCCGCTGGTGAAGCGTGGCGTGCACGTCCGCGCCGGGTATGTTTTCGGCGCGGGTGTGGGGGTTACCGCCAAGGCAACATCGGAAAACAGCAGCCAGGATGTGAACGCCGTCATACAGGCTTTTTGGGATGCTCCCGCAAACCGGCGCGCACTCACAGGGATGCAGGCACAGCACCGGCTAGAACACGCGCAAGCAACCGACGGGAACATATTCATAGCCCTGCGAACCGACCCTAACAGCGGGGCCGTAACCGCCCGCACCATCCCCCTCACCGAAATCACCGGCGTACTCACCAACCCCGAAAACGCCGCGGAGCCACGCTACTATTTGCGCTCCTGGACAGAAAAACTGTACGACGCCGCGAGCACCCAGACCGTCCGGAAAGAAGCCTACTACCCCGCCCTAGGGTGGCGGCCCGTAGCGCAGCCCCAGACAATCGGCGGCATCCCCGTAGACTGGACAACACCAATCCACCACCAGGCAGACGGATCACCCGACGGCTGGGCCTGGGGCGTCCCAGATATTTTCGCAGCCCTACCCTGGGCACGCGCATACAAGGTTTATTTGGAGGACTGGGCGCGGCTCATGCGCGCACTAGCACGCATCAGCCACCGGGTAACAGCGAAAACCAACAAGGCAGCCTCAGAAGCCCGCCGCGCACTACAGCAGGCCGCGCTATCCCCCACACCCGGGGTAATCGGAGCCGTGGACGCAACCGTAGAGGCCATGCCAAAGACCGGGGCGACAATCGACGCAGAATCAGGGAAACCCCTAGCCTCAATGGTCGCCGCCGCCCTAGGCGTCCCCGTCACCATGCTGCTAGGCGACCCAGGGCAGACCGGGGCGCGGGCAGTAGCCGAGACACTAGACCGGCCAATGCTCAACGACCTCATGGCGCGGCAACACCTATGGCAAGAAACCTACAGGGCTATCCTGGGGCACGTCATCGACGCCGCCATAGCCGCACCGCAAGGCCCGCTCAAAGGCACCGTGAAACAGGTTGCTGGGCAATGGGACATAAGCCTACCCGAAGGGGTAGAACGCACCCTAGTGTTCCACTTCCCAGACCTCAACGAGCAGACGCTAGCCGAGACCATCGACGCCGTAACCAAAACCTACGCGACCGGGCTAGTACCTTACGAGACCTTGGCCCTGCTAACACTGCGCGCGCTAGGGGTGCGTGACCCCGACGAAATCATAGCGGGCATGACAGACCCAACAACCGGTGAGTTCATACCCGCCGGGGCCAACCTAGCCGACGCGATCATAGCCCAAGCAACACGCGGAGAGAGGAGCGACGAATGACCGTGCACATGGCCGCCGCAGAAGCCGCACAACGCCTCAAAGACCAAACCGAACGCATGCTAGCACTCCCCGAAACAACACTAGCCACACAATGGGCCGCAGCATGGGAAACACTAGAGGCAGCATTCGCCGACGCCATCCGGGCGGCACAAGACCCCACCACAGGGGCAGCCCCCGGGTGGCGCATCCTCCAAGCAAACCGCACCCACGAAGCCCTGCAACACGCCCGCGAAAAACTAGAAGAACTACTCGCCGAATACACGGGCATCACCGCCGACATCACCATCCCCGACGCAATCAACAGCGCACTAGACGCACACACCAGGATGGTAAAAACACAGCTACCCCTCACCTACGCACTCTCCCACACCCTCAACACCATCACACCCGAAGAAATCGACTGGATGGTGCGCCGCGCAACCCAGCGCATCACCACCCACACCCTACAGCTCCCCCACGAAATCGACACCAAACTAAAACACGCCCTAATACGCGGCACCGCAACCGGGGAAAACCCAGAAGAAACAGCGCGGCAACTCCTAAAACAAGTCGGCAACACCTTCAAAGGCGGGCTACCACGCGCAACCATGATCGCCCGCACAGAAACCCACGACGCGCAACGCCACGCAACACAACAATGGGAAAACCGGAACACCGACATCCTAGAAGGCTGGGTATGGGTAGCCGCCCTAGACAAACGCACATGCCCCGCATGCATCGCAATGCACGGCACCACCCACCCCACCACCGAACCCGGGCCAAACGACCACCACCGCGGACGGTGCACCCGCGTACCCAAAACCAAACCCTGGGCACAACTCGGCATCAACCAAACCGACACCGCACCCAAAATCCAAACCGGCGAGCAATGGTACCAATCACTAACACCACAAGCGCAAGCCGACATACTAGGAGCGGCGCGCGCCCACCTCATAAACACCGGGCAAATACCATTCACCGCCCTAGCCCAAAGAACAACAAACCCAGACTGGCGCGACACCATCACCCAGCGCCCACTACGCGACCTAAAACAGAAAGCCAAACATGCCTAAAACACTCACCCGCGAATCAGCAGGCGGCCAACCAACAAGCGACCTAACCGGCGCAAAAATCGCAATCACCATCATCACCCCCGGCCAAGGCTCAAGCGGCTACTACCCGCCCGAAACCATCGCGGGCGCGGCCCACCTCTTCCCCGCCGGTACACACATGTACGTAAACCACCAAACCGAAACCGAAGAATGGGAGAGGCCCGAAGGCGACCTCAACCAACTAGCCGGAGCACTAGCAACACCCGCCACCATCAACCCAGAAACCGGGGCACTAGAAGCAACCGCAGAAATCTTCGAATCACACCGAAAATTCCTAGCCGACCGCGCACACATCATCGGCGTCAGCATCAACGGAACCGCCAGCATCAACCCCGACGGCGTAGTAGAAGCAATCCACAGCATCCGCTCCGTAGACTTCGTAACCCGCCCAGGCAGGGGGGGACGAATCGACCAAATCCTAGAACACCAGAAGGAGGACGAAGGCGAAATGCCAAAACCCCATGAACAACAGAACCCCGTGGAAGAAATCACAGGCACCAACGACACCCTGGAAAACAACACCGCCGGTGAGGCCGTGGCCGGTGAAACGGCACCCGCCAGCGACGAAAACACCGCCGACGCGGCAGCCGAAGAGGTAGAGCCGGAGCCGGGGCCGGTGGAGAATGACGGGTGTGCCGAATCGGCCCGTGAGTCCGCCGTGTCTGAGGCTGAGCGGCTGGCTGGTGAGAACAAAGCGTTGCGTGAGCGCATCGCCGCCCTTGAGGGTGAGGCGCGCCGCACCGTCGTTGAGTCTATCGTCCGTGAAGAGTTCCACGGCATCAACGCACCCCATGCGGTGAAAACCCTCACAGAGGCCGGGGCTGCGGACAAGAACCTAGACCCCGAGACGTTCCGTGAAAGCGTCCGCGCCCACGCCGCAGAATACCCGCGCGCCCCCTACGGCGCCCCCGGCGTCTACGGCATCCCCGACAACACCGGCGGCACCGTCACCGAATCAGACATCCTCGAAGCAATGAAAGGCTAACCACAATGGCTAAAAACCTTGTTTACCCCCGCGCCGAACACATCAGTGTACCCGCCCCCGCAGACGTGAAAAGCGGCGAACCCGTATTAGTCGGCACCAACGACGCCGGTTACGCCGGTGTGGCGATCATCGACGCGGCGAACGGCGCACCCGTAACCCTAGACCTTGTAGGCTCCTGGTCTATCCCCGTGAAGGAAAAGGTGAACGCCGGGCAGCGCGTGAACGTCGGCACCGACGGGAAGCTAACCACCGGGGCAGGCCGTAAATGGGGTGTGGCCCTGGAAGGCTCCGCAGCCCCCGGCGCTGACGCCCACGTGAAGCCGCTCGGCGCATTCTAAACCACCCCCGACAAGAAGAGAGAAACACTCATGAGCAAAGACTTTCTACACGCGGACAAAATCGCCGAAGCCGGTGTGCCCGGCGGTGATCGCATCATTGAGGCCGCACGCCTTTTCCGTGCAGGCATGACCGGTGCCCCCTCCGCCCAGGCCCGCCTGAGCGAAGCCATGACTACGAGCGACTTCCCCACGCTCCTGGGGCAGGCCCTAGAAATCGACATGCTGCACACGTACCGCGACTATGTGCCGCAGTGGCAGGGCATCGCCGACACCACTGAGGTGGCGGACTTCCGCCCTAAGACCCTCAAAGACCTCTTCGGCCCCGTAGACTACGAGCTGGTTGCGCAGGGCGAAGAGTACAAGGCTACCTCGCTGAGTGATACTAAGCACGAAATCAAGGTGCAAAAGTACGGCATCACCCTCCCCTTCACCTGGGAGATGCAGCTCAACCAAGAATGGGAACAGCTCGCGCGCATCCCCGACCGCCTGGCAAAGGGCGCACGCAAGCGCGAAGACCGCGCCGTAATCGAAGCCTTCGTAGGCAGCACCGGCCCCCGCGCCAGCTTCTTCAAAGGCAAGGCCGCCGTTGCCGCTAAGCCGCTCACCATCAACAACCTTTGGGAAGCGTACAAGGCCATCACCCAGCGGTTGAACGCCGACGGCGACCCCGTGGACACTGGCAGCCTCGTGCTGGTAGTCCCCAAAACCCTTGAGGCCGATGCGCAGCGCATCCTCAACACCGAGCGGATCAAAACCACTGTTGGGGACACCACCACCGAAGAAAGCAACTACCTGCGCGGCGTGTTCACCCTCAAAGTTCTTGACGGCCTCACCGCCGTAGACAAGTCCACCAAGGCAGCCACCACCTGGTACGTGCTCCCCGGTGTCGGAACCACCAACCCGGCCCTGGTGAAAGCATCCCTGCGCGGGTACGCCGAGCCGGACATTCGTGTGAAGAACGACGCGGGCCGCAACGCAGCCGGTGGCGACATCGACCCAACCGCAGGCTCTTTCGACCGCGACACGATCACGTACCGTGGCCGCCACGTCACCGGCGCAACCACCGTATACAACACCGCCGTGTACGCATCTACCGGCGCATAATCAGAGGATGGAGGGCCGCGCCCATGATAGAGAGAGATATTAGCCGGGTGCGGCTCCTCATCGCCGACCTGCCAAAGGACGGGGAGGCGGAGTGCGGCACGGGCACCCTCCTCACCGACACGCAGGTGGAAGACCTGCTAGACCTGTCCGGCGGGAACGTGAAACGGGCCGCAGCCCGGGCGCTCCGCACCATCGCCACTAGCGAGGTGCTGCTATCCAAGAAGATAACGCAACAGGATTTATCGGTTGACGGCCCGGCGGTTGCGGCTGAGCTGAGGGCGCAGGCTGACGCACTGGATGCTGAGGCGCAACGCGACGAAGACCGGGCGGGTGGTGGCACTGGTGCTTTCTGGGAGGCGCTGGGTGGCCTGCACGGATCGGCTATGAGTGAGGGCGCATCCCCCCGTGCCGCCGCCCCTCCCTATGGGGGTGGGTTTGGTTGGTACTAGCTAACAGCCGCGTCGTCCCGAAGGGGTGGGGTGCTAGGCAGGCGCCCGTCCTGCTGGGTTCGATGAACAGCACGTGCGCCCTATACTCACCCGGGGCACCCGACAAAGATAACCCGCTGGGTGGGCCGGGGGAGCCGCGCATAGAGTATGAGGGCATCCCCTGCCGCCTACAGGAGCTAAACCTCTCGGGCAACACTCAGAATGCTACGGGGCAGCTTGACGCGGCCCGCCGCGAGTACCGGATTAGCATCCCGCTGCGGGTTGAGCGGCCCCGCGTCGGCTGGGTAGTGCGCATCACAGGGAGCGACGACCCAGGCACGGTAGGCCGCGAACTCACAGTGCGGCAAATCCTATACGGCACGGAGCTACCATGCCGAGACCTGGTATGCACAGACCCACTACAAGAAAACGGGAGGGCGCGGTGACTAAAAGCATCGACATCACCGAGCTAGCCGCCATCAGTGCGAAACTAGCGGCCGTGCGGCCCCGCACCGAACAGGTACTAGCCAAGGGCGCGGGGGACATCGCGGCGCAGGCGGCCGTGATAGCACCCATACGCACCGGGCACCTGCGGGCATCCATCAAACCCCGCCGCGTAAGCAGTGAAGAGTACGCGATCACCGCCGGGGCCGCATACGCCGGGTTCGTCGAGTACGGCACCGTGCACATGCGCCCCCGCCCGTACATGCGGCCCGCCACCGATGCGGTCATACCGGCCGTGGAGAAGGCGCTACTAGAGGTAGGGGGGAAAATTTTCTGATGCGAATCACGGAGATAATACAGGCGCTCACCGCCGCGCTAGACGGCATCCAGAACACCACAGTGTACGCAGGCACTATCCCAGCTGATGTGCCGCTCTTCCGTGACGGCCGCACCCCCAAACCCTATATTCTCCTGTGGGTCTCTCAGCCTACGGGGATTGACGCGATGCGGAGCTTAGCGGGGTGCGCCGACCGCGATTCACAGACCCTCACCATCCAGACGACCCTAGTAGGGGCCGATGTGAACACGGTCATGCACCTATCGGAAGAGGTGCGGGGCCGCCTCACCGGCCTTGCTGTCGGCGGGCATGAGGTGAGGCCGGACGATCCGCAGCAGCAGACCGCGTACACGGAATTTGACACAACGACACCACCCGCGCGGGCATACGTCCCCCTGGTGTGGCGTCTCACAACACAATAAACGAAAGGTGAAAAGCAGCATGGACGGATTCGTGCGTGTAGCCCACAGCGTGACCGGGCTAATCGTGGAGGTGCCCGAGCACTACCTGAAACTATTCCCCGGCCTGTACCGCGACCTGCCCTCAACCGAGGGGCGCGTGCAGCCGGTGACAGAAATAGACCCCAAGGCAACCAACAATGGAGGTAAGAACTAATGGCAGTCCCCCCGGGCCGCACCCTTGCAGGTGCTAAAACTAAGCTTGTTCTCATTCCCGCCGGTGGCATCAAAAACCCGGCGGCCCCTACCGTAACCGAGCTGAACGCGGGCAAGGACGCATCGTGCCGCCTGCTGAAGGACGGCACTCATGTTGGTGCGGCCGCTTCCGAGACTATCGACGGCATGGCCGCCCTCTGTGAGGACTCCAACGCGAAGACGTTCGGCAAGGCGAACTTTGAGGGTAAGCTCGTCCCGTTCCGCTGGTTCAAGAAGGATAAGCCGGGGCAGGCTGATACGCAGGGCGACGAGATTTTTCAGATGCTCAAGACTAAGGGCACCGATATTTTCGTTGT